GTACAATTGGATAACGAGACGTCACTCAGGATCTACGCACCGTATAGATCGGTACTCAGTTATCTTGTCGCGTTGCAAAAGTTTGTTCGTCGCACTAAAGGTCTTCCTGCTATTATTGGTTATTTGTTCTATAAAAAACGTCCTAGTATGTATTTCAAGTTTACTACTACAAATGATCGATGTACTCATGCATCTTGCGATTGTTCTGTTACTATACAAGGTGTTCACCCTGTTACACAAGGCTTCTTGATGACCTACCCTATCAAGTCTTCCGATCTCATTCTGGCCCAAGTCCTCTCTCAGATTTCGTCGAAGATTGCTCTCCTTGATGGGGTACCAAGTCGAGTTGACTCGAATCCTCATTATAATTACTATCTGGTTCGAGCAGCATCAAGAACCCTTATGCGAATCCCCGCCCCTTTTCGAGGGGGATCGCTTCCGATGGACCATCCACAGTACGGTATGGATGATCGAGTACGTTTTTCTCTTCAACAAGCTGATCGTCGATATTTTTTTACGAATGGAGTGTACATATCGGATTCTGACTGTCGCCATTATGTCTGGCCTCAGGATCCGGTGGATACTTGCCCATCACTCTTAATGCTTGCTGCTCGTGCTGCATCTTGGCACAATCAGGTAACTCATACTATCAAGGGTCGGCCTAAGGTAGTCTCAGCATGCGACAATCTTTTTCCGTGCAAATATGCAGATAATATCGCAAAGATGTTAAAAGACACTCGCGATCTTCCCCCTCAAGCCGCTGAGCCGCTACAACTTTTACCCAAAGCAATCGACATGATGTATGATAAATTCGGCATCCATAAGTTAAATACTGAGCCCTGTGTGATAACTATGCGAGACTTAGATGGCATGTATCTAGGTTCTGCGGGGGGTGTTGAACCTCCTCAGAAGTTTGATATAGGTCTACCATCTGGAGAGAAGATCTCTGTTAATTCGAATGCTCACAAGATATGTAAGCTAGAGAGTGATTTATCAAATGTCCTTAATTTTATCACTGATGATGTTGAGTTTCTTGCTACATATTCGAATTCTGGAAAAACGGAGAATTTTGTTCAGCCTGACGGGAAGCAGCAAGATGAAGAAAAATGGGAAAAAGCAATCAATAAATTGAGAATTTTTACTATTCCTAATTCTCCTCTTCTTATTGCAAATCGCCTTGTTACAAAAGTTCGACATCTGAAAGAAAGAGGAAATATTTCTATTGGGCATAAGTGGCCAAAAGGAGGATGGGATCGTATTGCAAAGTTGTTGGGTAAGGATCTTCATAATGCGTGGGTGAAGGATATTGGAGAAGGAGATGTCAGTGGCCTTGATTTTTCTATTGACTTGTTCTATGTGCGTCTTTACTACAGTTTTGGACTGGTTCATGAGCAAGACGATTCTCCTTCCTATCAGATAAAAAAACGCATTCTTAGCTGGATCTTAAAGAATGTAGTCTCACGTATTACACGTGCATTTGGCGTGTTGTGGGAAATTATATTTGGAAAGGTCCCCTCTGGTATTTTAGACACATCTCACATGGATTCATGGATTAAGGGGCTTTGGTTTTTCCTCTTTGTATGCTTCACTATTTCTAATATTACTGACAAAGTGG